AGATTATTTTATAATCTTGACAAGATTGACACAAACAAAAGAATCTATGTGACCGAAGGTCCGTTTGATTCAATGTTCTTACCAAACGCAGTTGCTATGGTGGGTGCGTCCAAGTCAGTCAATCTTCCCGACAAGTTGCGTATGGGTGATGTGGTATTTTGTTTGGACAATGAACCACGTAGCATTGAAATTGTCAACATGATGAGAAACTTGATTGCAAAAGAACACAAAGTTTTTATTGCAGATCACAGACTCGGCGAAAAGGATATCAACGAAATGATTCTATCTGGAAAAACAATAGAAAATGTCGTTGAATACATTGACGAGAATACTTACGGTGGTATACTTGCCCAAGCGGCACTGAGCCAGTGGGAGAGGACTACAGAAAGATGGAAAATTTGAAAACAAATATTATGCACGGTCTGTATTCTATTGACCACAACATTGAGTATCGTCAAATTGTTGATGTTGCATCTGATTGGTTCTTGGACAAATACAATATGCAAGATCCAGACATGACTATCAAAATGAATCTTACAAATTCTACAAACCTAAAGTGTTGGGGTGAGTCATTTCAAGTTGACTACAGTTTGAAAATTTATAGCGTTAGCATCGCCACCGATCAGTACCTTCGTGACTTCCTTGCAACACTAATGCACGAACTCGTTCATGTTTATCAATGGGTGCGTGGTGAGTGGGAGGATGATGGTGAGAAAGAAGCCGAGGACAAACAGTATGAACTCGCGGATGAGTTTTGGAAGGAAGGATTGATCCGATGATTGGTAAAATTTTATGGTGGTTTTTGTGTTTAGGAAAATGTGGAGTAAGAACTAAATGAATGTATTGGGCGAAGGAAAAGTTGATCTGATTGATTACATGGGTTCGGACTTGATGGTTGCGAATGCAGCAAGAGTCTCATTCAACAAAGAGTCGCAGTGGACCATTGATCTCGAAGCCGAGAAACGGCTGAAAGAATCTGAGTGTCACTTCACTCCAGACATGATCGAAAAACTTGATGAAAAAGATGAAAAGTTGATTCGGTATCTTGCCAAACACAAGCACTGGACTCCATTCTCACATCCGCAGATCACTCTTCGCGTCAAGGCTCCTGTGTCAATTCGCACACAGTTGTTCAAGCACAAAGTGGGACTCACTGAAAATGAGGTATCCCGTCGTTACGTAAAAGATGATCCTACCTTTTATATTCCGCACTGGCGGACACAACCAATCGGTGGTGCAAAACAAGGTAGTGAGGATTTTATGGAAGACAAAAACAAAATCAAATTCTATGATGAACAAATGAACAATCTTTGCAGATATTCTTTTGACCTTTATAGAGAACTTATAGATAAAGGCATCGCACCAGAACAAGCAAGGTTCTGTTTGCCACAAGCAATGTTTACTGAATGGTACTGGACGGGTAGCCTTGCGGCGTTCGCAAGGGTTTGTAGTCTTCGGCTTGACGAACACGCTCAATGGGAGGTTCGTCAATATGCCAAGGCAATTGGCTCTCTCGTCGGACCATTGTTTCCGGTTTCTTGGAAGTATTTGTGCGACGGAAAGGAAAATGAATGAGTCTACCAACGCTTTACCAATCTTTTATTCATACTTCAAGGTATGCAAGATGGCTTCCAGAGGAGAGTCGCCGAGAAACTTGGGACGAAACGGTTTCAAGATATTTTGATTTCTTTGTGACGAATCTTCAAGAAAAACATGGATACCGTGTGTCTCCCGAAGAGCGAAAAGAACTTGAAGACGCGGTTATCAACCTTGAAGTGATGCCGTCAATGCGAGCGTTGATGACGGCGGGTGAAGCATTGAAGCGTGATAACGTCGCAGGATACAATTGCTCATACGTCGCTGTGAATCGCCTCAGAGCCTTTGACGAAATTCTGTATGTTCTTATGTGCGGAACTGGCGTGGGCTTCTCAGTGGAACGTAGGGAGGTAGACAACCTTCCTGTGATTGCCGAGGATTTCCATCCGACAGAAACGACGATTGTGGTAGCCGACTCAAAGATTGGTTGGGCAAAAGCCTACAAAGAACTTGTTTCACTTTTGTCAAATGGTCAGGTTCCAAAGTGGGATGTGAGTAAAGTACGTCCAGCAGGCGACCGATTGAAAACTTTTGGTGGTCGCTCGTCCGGTCCTGCTCCGTTGGTAGATTTGTTTGAATTTACAGTAGCCACCTTCCAAAAATCGGCTGGTCGCAGACTCACTTCTATTGAGTGTCACGACATCGTTTGCAAGATCGCAGAGATTGTCGTGGTCGGCGGTGTTCGTCGCTCGGCTTTGATTTCTCTTTCTTCTTTGCAAGATGATAGAATGCGTGATGCCAAGTCCGGTCAATGGTGGGTCACTGATGGACAGCGTGCATTGGCGAACAACTCAGCCGTTTACGATGGTCCTGTTGAAGTCGGTCAGTTTATGGAAGAATGGCTTTCGCTCTACAAGTCAAAAAGTGGTGAGCGTGGTATCTTCAATCGGGAAGCAACAAGAGAGGGTATCAATCGAAACAAAGATAATCGAGGCAAGGAAGACCGACAAAGAGAAACCGAACATAACTTCGGAACGAATCCATGTTCTGAAATTGTTTTGCGTGATTGTGAATTCTGCAATCTCACCGAAATGGTCGTGAGAGCCGATGACACTCGTGAGTCACTTATGCGAAAAGCAAGACTCGCCACGATCCTCGGAACTTGGCAATCCACCCTGACAGATTTTAGATATTTGTCATCTTCGTGGAAGAAAAATTGTGAAGATGAAAGATTGCTCGGCGTTTCGATGACTGGCATCATGGACTGCGAACGCACCAACGGTAAAGATGCAGGACTTGAAAAATTACTTTGTGAATTGCGTCAAGAGGTGGTCGATGTGAATCGTGAATATTCAAAAAATATTGGAATCGAACAATCCGTGGCAACCACTTGCGTGAAGCCCTCTGGAACTGTCTCACAACTCGTTGACGCGGCTTCTGGCATTCATGCGAGACACAATCCACATTATATTAGAACCGTTCGTGCGGACAATAAAGACCCTCTCTGTCAATTCATGAAAGACCAAGGTTTCCCACATGAAGCCTGTGTCATGAAGCCAGAAAATGTCACCGTCTTCTCCTTCCCAGTGAAGGCTCCCGAAAATTCTGTTTTCAGAACCGATATGACGGCAATCGAACAATTAGAACTTTGGTTGAGTTATCAACTATTTTGGACAGAACACAAGCCATCAGTGACAATCACAGTCAAGGAAAATGAATGGTTTGAAGTTGGTGCATGGGTTTGGAAAAATTTAGATAATATTTCAGGAATTTCATTCCTTCCACATTCGGATCACACCTATAAGCAGGCTCCATATCAGGACTGCACGGAGGAAGAATATGAAGAATTATTAGAAAAATTACCAAAAAGTACAAATTGGTCTTTATTGAAAAATTATGAACAGGAAGATAACACGGCAGGATCCCAAACAATGGCATGTTCTGGAGATTCCTGCGAAGTCGTAGATTTGTCTTGACAGACGGTATACATACGACTACAATTTTGATGTCAAACCATCTGACTTTTAGATGGAGCCTAACATAAGGAGAATTATATGGCTACTAAGACACCTAACGAATGCCCTACATCGTGTAGTGGCGGTTGCATTTGCAGGTTCCTCTCGCGGATTGGGCTTTGTCGCTCAACCCTCGTGACCCTTGCCCTCGTCCCTTTCGCATGGGATGGCGTTGAATGGTTCGTCAATTCGATCCGTTCACTCTTCGATCTCGTTTCTGGAGTCGGAGGCTAATATGGCTTTTGCAAGTGTACTGTGTCTTTCTGCTATTGCCGCAGCAGGAGATATTGAGTTTAGCGGCGTTGGACAAACTGTTGTGACATCTATTGATGGTGTCGAGACTTTGGATACTCGGTTGTTGCTTGGTGCATACGGCGAATCCAAGGGTGCTGTTTATGGTTTCGCTTTTGAAACCAATGCCGATCTCGACGATGCAACACTTTGGGAAGCCTATGTTGGTGCTGATCTCGGTGGTCTTGATGTCACCGTTGGTCGTTTCCAGCGTAACTTTAGTGCTGAACTCGCAATGTCCGATTACACCTACGGTCTTGGTCTTACCAACTCCAGTGTTTTCGGGCGGAACGGCGTTGTCGTTGACGGCGTGTCGTTCGGAGGAAACGTCGGTGACGCTTCCTTCTCTTTGGACATCATTGGAGATGATGTCTTTGATGGAGACTCCGTGACTTACGGTGGTCGTGTTGAACTTGGAGCATTGGGCTTCGGTTTCGTCGGTGAAGATGCGGAAATTTGGACTGTTGACATCTCTGGTGATGACGGTTTCATTTCCTATACCGATGACAATGGCGAATGGGTCGCCGTTGCACAAGGAGTTTTGTTTACCATTGAAGATACCTTCTCTGGTTATGGTCGTGTCGAATACGATCATCTTGACGAAACCACATTCGCCGTTGGCGGCGTGTGTGAATTCCAAGAGGGCGTTGCTGCTCTCGTTGAATATGATGATCGGGACGAAGGAATTCGTGCCGGTTTGAGATTCACCTTCTAAAAAAGGTTTGCTTATGTAGAGAACAGCCCATCGAAAGGTGGGCTGTTTTCGCATACATACTTGTATGGGATTCAATAGAGAACTGATTGACGAAGAATTTGAAGCGTTGCTCAAGCAAGACACCTTTAGCGGTGATTTTGATTTTGGGTTTGCGGACGAAGTTGAGGTATCTGAAGTTTCTGGTGCAGCAAATGATGCGAAAGAACAGTTGGACAAACTTGAAAAGTTGATCCTACCAATTCTTTATAATCTAAAAAAGAATCCAGAGAAAGATTATATTGTGTGGGATGGTGCGAAAAGATCTGCTGCATGTGAAGCACAAATTCAAAGGATTCTCGAAATCACAAGGTTATGAAGGTAAGAAAGTTTTTAGTTGATATGTGGAATGGAAGAACGCAACAAGAATTAGAAAGTTATATCTCAGATGTATGGAACGGTCGCACCGGAGTAGGGGATGCGGTCAAGATAATGATCGACACCGCATCGAAAGGTAAGATCAAACAATGTGGAGGCTGCATAAAACGACAGCAATATTTGAATGAACTCTTCTCAAAATCAAAAAAGAATATCAATAGCCGGGATTGATTACTCGCTCAACGGACCTTGTGTTTGTGTATTTTGTGGGGACGATAAGTTCTCATACAAACAATGTTCTTTTTATTATTTGACAAATACAAAAAACGTAACTGGAGTTTTCAAGTATCGATTCCACGGTGAACTTTTCAACGAATTCAATCATGAGTGTCAACGATATGATTCGATCTCTGATTGGGCAGTTGATAAAGTTTTAGGTTGTAACTATGTTGGTCTAGAAGGATACGCATACGGAGCCTCGGGTCGTGCCATATTTCAGATTGCAGAGAACTGTGGACTGCTCAAATATAAACTATGGGAAGCCGGTATCACAGTCGATGTGATCGCACCTACAAAAATAAAAAAAGAAGCAACGGGAAAAGGCAACTCTGACAAGCGTAAAATGGTTGATGCTTTCCACCTAGACACGGGTGTAGATTTACAGAAACTTATAACGCCAAAACGGGCAACCATAGGGTCACCCGTTTCAGACATTGCTGATGCTTATTTTATTTGCAAGTCTGCTTACGAGGCTTACGCAAAAATTCAAACCAGATAAGATAACCCGAGACTACGAGGGCAATAGCCCATCCAAATATAGCCACGGGTCCGAAACTTTTTTTGAGGCATTTTCCTCCATACGCTGGTAGGTGTCAACTCCAAGAGCATCACCTGCACCAAGTAGACCAACCGTTTCGATTTGTGTTGCAGAGTCAAGTGTGTGGTAAGTGTAAGGCTCACCGTTTTCATCAACAGTGACGAATGGCTCTTTTACACTTTGCACGCTTGAACATCCAATGAGAAAAAGAATCGCCAAATATCTCATCGAGGAACTCTTTCCTTTGGTGTCTCCGTTCGCTGCATATGCTCACGAAGTTTTTTTCGCCTCTCTCTTTTTTCAAGTAGTACAGGCTTCCCGACTTCTTTCAATAATCTATCGTGGACACGATGTTCAACTTCTATAACTGCGTACTTGTATCCACCGGCAAAGCCAATCACTACACCCAAAATAAAGATACAAACTCTTTTCAAAATAATACATTCATGCTTACAATCGCTCATGTGATTCCCCTTATTTCTCTAAGTTCTTGGAAGTCTTTTTTCTTGGTTCCACCATCGTATTCCCAAGCATAACCTTCCTGAATCATTCGCTCATTGATTGATTCGGTTTCGTCACCGATATACAGCCAACCAAGAAGCCTACCATATTTGCCCACACCGCCATCAAGTTCGGTGCGAATTACTAAATCATCTTCACCAGAAATTGCACCATCAAGTTCTCCTGTCAACCAATCGGTTGCATCTTGACCGAGTTTCTTTTCTTCAAGATCCCGTGTTCTCTTTTCGGGAGTATCAACACCTGCGATACGAACACGTTCCTTTTTATAAAGATCAAAACCCAAGTCGATGATGACATCGATGGTATCACCGTCAAGAACTTTGACGATTTCGGTAACTCTAAAGTTATAGCACGACTTTCTATTTGGTGGTATCATTTACTTTTTACTTTCCTCTGACTGCGGTTCCGAAGTAGAATCCAACGATGGTAACGAGAATCTGCCTATTTTCTTCTGTGTATAGGTAACCCTCGACCGGGGTATAAGTTCTTACCTTTTCCTCACCGAACAAACCGAGCAAGTCCCATGGCTTGTAGACGGTTTGTTCATGCTCGACCACGGTGGTTACACCGTCGCTGAATGCAATAATAAACGGAGCGATGATAGTGCCAAACATAATACAAAGCACGATGAATCGACGAACCAGTTTACCTGCGTCAATTGATACACGGCCTACGGCAGCATTCGCATGTTCGTTTTCTTTTTCGGCTGTACCCATCGCCATCTTCCATCGCTCTTGCTCTTGGGCACGACGTTCAGCCATTGCTTTGAATAGGAATCCTGTCGCCGATCCTGCCATCAGCGAAAGAAAATCAGGTGATAAAAAATCCATGTTAGTTTCTCCTGTTATGTTTCAAGCGTTGGTCGTTGTACCTTCTTCTGTACAAAGAAAGTTCACCAGAATCTTCATCTTGAATAACAACAGGTTTGTTTGGATTTCTAAGAGAATATGACCTAACAGTATTGGGTAATTCCTCTTCAAACCTACCAAATTTTCGCTTTTTCTTACTTCTAAGACGATTGTAAAGTTTATTTGGAATACGGAATCGAGGATTGCCCATCAAAACTTTGTTGAATCCACCGACTCGATCAAAAGATCCACTCGTATTTGTATACGGTGCGTCTGCTTTCGACGCATTGGCAATTGCACCAGTTCCCATTTCTTCAAAAAGAACCACATACCCATGTTTGATATGAGTGTCTAGTTCTGACTTTGAAATAAGTTTGGCTTCGCCGCGATCTTTACTAAAAACAATTGATTGATCTTTTGTTTTTTGTCTTTTTAGATTAGCGACGGATCTTCGCAACTCTGTTGGAAGAGTTGCAAAATTATCAAGTGTTTCGGGGGATTCAATGTAAGAGGGAATAGCAGGAACCGCTCCGCCGTATACTGCTTCCGCGATGGTTTGAAGATTTCTTTTTATATTTCTATATGGTTTCATCAAACGTTCCTTAGAGTATTTATCACTTTCGCATCTAGAGGAATATCCAAAAGATTGATTGAATCTAGTGAGTCCTCTGGAAGAAAGTTCAAATACACAAGGAAGGTTTTTAGTAATGAGTATTGGTCATCATCCAATCGATTGAAAAGCATTCTTGTCGCGGCAGGAAGCCCGAACACATTGTGAAGAATGATAATATGATTGAGAATTAGACGTTCCCTTAGAATACCAGATGTATTGTAACGGTTGAACAATCGCTTGATGTATTTTATGCGATTGAAATCCTCTTGAAACTCGTCAAGTCCTTTGCAGGAAGGATTATCATAATTTTTCATAGCGTAGCGAATGATATTATCATCATTCAGTTCAAAAAATTCCATAATGTTATCACTTGAATGTTGCTTTGATGATGTATCCTCTTTGTACAGGCTCAAAGTTGAAGACAACTGTGGTGTAGGGAAGCGTCGTTTCAATTCGTTCGGTTCCCGTCGCTGAAGTCACCAGATCATCAATAAATTTATCAGCGTCAGACTTTGGTTCACCAAGTCTGTGACCATAAAAGTTCAGTTGAGATTCCAAAGTTCCAGAAGGAACGGCTTCTCTCACGATTTTTGGATCAAGATCATAGGAAAGACCACTAATGTTTAGCATGGCTCTTGCCTTTGACAATGCACCAACAACGTCACTCTGAATACCAGCAAGAACGTTATTGAGTCCAGTCAAAATCTCATCCAAGTTTACTGAATTTGCATAAGGCGTGTTTGCACCATTCGCAAAGCCACCAAGATCAGCACCAGCAATATCACCAAGGTTACCACCATTAGCATACGCTGTTGGTCCTTGATAATAGTTTTCAGTAATATAATTTTTGATGTCTTTGAACGATTTCATTCAATCACATGCCCTTCTGTTGCTTGAGTTGATTGAACATTTTATCAATCATTGCAAGCATACTTTCGTCATCCATAGCATCCACCATAGCGTTCATTTCTTCTTCTCTTGGTCTGAAGGACGGTGAGGGATTGAAGACGGGTCCGCCATCGGGCTGAACCATTGGTCCACCGGGAACAGATCCCGGTTGTACGGCTGGATTCATTGGATTAGGACCGGGGGGAACGGGCATCCGAAGCGGTGCGTCAGGATCAACTCCGAATGGCAACTCAGGTCTGGGTTGCGGTGGGCGACCGGAAGGAGCCATAGGTGGGGTAAGTGTGGGTGGGTTGTATACAGGTGATCCCGGCAATCCACCATGAACTGGAACATTGGGGTTGATTGGCTGGGGGTCAATCATGTCAGGAATCCCGTCACCATCCATGTCAGAGTCAAAAGGACTCACATTGTCGGGGATTTGCTCAGGGAACATTGGTGTTCCGAAAGGAAAGCCCGATGGTCTGCCAGCAGGATCAAACATCTCTGCCTCCGCACCACCTCTACGCATCATGCCATAACCTTCACTCAACTTCTCTTGCTTGGATTGAACAGATTCCACGAGTTTGTTGAAAACTTCTTTGTGATTGTGCGCACGAAGGACTTCTCTTTCGAAAGCAGTGGCATTCGCAGCAGTCAGTTGCTGACCATTTTGTTTTGCGTGTTCCATGAGATACTTATTGATCATTCTCTTCATGTCTTCCCAAGTTTGTGCGTTTTCACGCAACTCCATAGCAACAGAGAGAATGTCTTCTTCTGTGATGGTTTCTGGAAGTTTGATGGTCTTTTTATCTTTATTAGACAAAACACCCTTCACTGCGTCCATAAGTGAACTAGTTTGTGAGGCTTTGCTAAATGGTCCGCTGGGTGAAAAACTTTGCATGGAATACTCCTGTTCCCTTTATGTATACTATTTTGTTCTGCGATTGAAATAAGTAGAGGCCATATCGTTGAATTGTCCGGGTGTCATGGAACGATACATTAGCGTTCGTTCGGGTGTACCCTCTAGTTGACCTCGATGAGTCTCTTCTTCAGTTCTTTTCTTTTTCTTTGCCATGTTTGTAGCAGTTCCAAAGATGACATCTTTATAATTTTTACCATATCGACTTTTGAAATCTGCTGTCGCATCCTTTTTGAGATCCTCAGCGTACTTATCTCTCAGTTGCATTTCTTTCTTTGTAAGAGTTGCCTCCGAGAGTTTTTCGGTTTTGATAAATGTCTTACCCGGATCAACAATGATTCCAAATTCTTTCATAAATGGTACGCCAACCAAAACTGGTGTACCTTTTTCTGACCGATCATCCAGAGTAAATCGACGGTTTGGATACTTTTTGCCCATAAATTCAATATCAAGTTCAATCATTGGACGCTGTTCAACGTCATGTGCGATTGCACCTTGCAGCACAGTCAAGATATCGACAACTTTATTTGTGAATTTCTTGCCGCCATGGGTCCATGTCACCGTGTCCCCATCGATTTGATATTCATCTGCATGGATTGAGTTTACCACCATGTTTCCAGTGTCGAATTTACCGACCAAAGGTCCAATGCCCTCTACACTCATGGTTTCTCTTCTTCCGACTACGGTTGGTGAATACATCCAATTGTCCTTATCTAAGATGTGGTCGATAAAGTCTCCCACAATGTTCTGTTTTGTTGCCATCTCGATTCCCTCGGAACCGGGAGAGGAGTTTACCTCAATTATGTAAGGTTTCTTTGTTTTTGCAGAGACAGCAATATCAACACCGCAGTAATAGCAGCCAATTGTCTTTGCTGCTTTTAGTGCTAACTCTTCAATTTCTTTACTAATTGAAACTTTTTTGATCTTTGCACCCATTGAGAAGTTGCTTCTAAAGTCATTCTTGACTTTTCCTCGATTCATCACACCAACAACCTCACCGTCAAGAACAATGATTCTCATATCACTCTTCATATCAATATATTCTTGAAGAATAATCTCTTCTGATTCATCAATTTTCTGAATTGCATCAATAACAGACTTGAGAGATGGCTTACTATCAATAATAAAGACACCCTGACCCTTTGATCCTGTAAGTGTCTTCGCAACAACAGGGAATTTCCCGCCAACTTGCTTATGAAGATCTTCGATCATTTCTGGATCAGTGACAAGTGCGGTTCGTGGGGTCGGCAGACCTACTTCCGTAAGCGTTACGGCAGTGCGATACTTGTCTGAACAGATTTCAATCGAATCTCTTGAGTTGATAACGAAGAATCCGTCTTTTTCGAAGGACGAAATCATGTCAAGGGTTCCACTCTGTGCAGATGCAGCACCACGGACAATCACAACGGTATCAAATCTATTTGCAATAAACTCTTTTCCGTCTTTGTTTACAACAGTTCGAGTTCCGTCTTCATTTTTGAAAGATCGTGCGAAAGGAACGAAGGCAACAAAGCAAGGAACGTTTCTTTTTTTACATTCCTCTTTGAGTCTTTTAGCGGTCTTCATCAAATTGCTATCGTTCTCTTCGCTGTATCCAGAGAAAATCAAAACTTTGACTGGCTTGCTTGCCTTTCGTTCTTCGTTCATCTCTTTTGTTTTCTTTTTCATCTGTTCGATAAACTTACGATACACAGCAGCCTCCGCAGTTTTCTTCATCACCTTGGCTCGTTGCTCCATCGCAATCGCAGCCTGAATCTTGTGTGCATGCGTTCGGTCAGACGACTTGATTTTACGAACCGATGCCTCAGCCGTTTCTACGTCCTTGAAACCAAGTCCGTGGATTGTGCCTTTTGGATCTTCATCGGTGTAGAGATCAGAATGAGTATCGGGGTCTTGGTTCTTGCGTGTTTTAGCAATGCGGTTTGCTTCCATAAACTCACGGAACATCGACATCGTGCGACCGATTTCAGTTTGCTTGTCACCCGGCTTGCGACCCTTGATAATATTTTGAATGCCAGTCTTTTCAAGATTGCCATACAAGTCAGTCAGCACATCCCCATATCGTCCGAGTCTGTAATGTTGCAAACTAACATTCGTTTTGGGCTTCATCGTGAGCGGTGTTTCTTCGTCAATCAACTGCAAGACTTTTCGTAGTTCTTTATCATTTCCCGAAGTGCTGTATTTTTTTGCTCCCGAAATCTCACCATATTCACCTTCTACAAAACGAACCCAGCCTTTTTCCATTGCCATAAAATCAACGAGGTTGTCAACATCTCGTATTCCCCGTTTGATTTCATTGAAGTGTCCATCTGCCGCAGATTCCGGGTCATTTCTGTTACTATACTTCTCCACCAAGCGTTCTTTGATTTTCTTTTCAGTAAGACCAAAGAATCTTGGATCTTTCACAACCATCTGAATGTGATATGGAGTATGTCCCTGAATGATTCTTGTCTTTCCAGTTTTCGGATTCACCCAACCTTTGTAGCCCGGAATGTTGACTTCATCGAGTTCCACCTCTTCACGAACACCCATTGCCTTACGAAGATCATCAAAAAGTTTTCGTGCCTGTGCATCTGTTGCCTTCGACGGCACACCAGTCTTGAATGTTTCAAAATCTCCCTCTGTCGCAGCGGCTCTCATTTTTGACGCAGACATACCAGAAACATCTTTTGCGTCTGGGTCGCGTCTACCGGCACTTACAACCTCAAATGAGTCGAGATCAAATGATTTATCTGGATCTGGGTGATTGACATAAGGACGAATCGTCTTATCGAATTCTTCTACACGATCACCACCGACAACAACAGTAATATTTTTGTAACCTTCGTCTGCCAAATATCCGATAGCATCAAATATTGTGCGGATTGAAGGATTATACATAACATTGGCGTTCCTAAAGAACGTTTTCATATAATTTGTTTTAGTTTTTGAATCTAGAGGGTTCTTTCGTTTGTCTTTGCTGTGACTCGCAAAGATAAAATTCGTAGAGCCTCTTTTTTTTGCCTCTTTCAGAACCTTGTTTACCAAAAGTTCATGACCGGAAGTGGGTGGGTTGAAGCGTCCAAAGGTAAGAACAGCACTTTTACCCTTCCGCTCTTCACGTAGTGATACATCATCATTCACGCCATCATTATAGAATGGTTCCATTATTGATCACCTCCTCGACAGTGTTAGTGGATCCACCCACCCCGGTCATGAACTTTTCCAGTTCACTTGTTCCAAGGCAGATATCCGCGAAGCCACTCAAACATTGGTTTTCCAATCAAAGCACCTATTGTAAAAGTAATAAGCGTGTGTGCGATAAATCCGTAAGTTGTTGCTACAAATTCCATTTTTTTCTCCTTGATTGGTTGGGTAACCGTATTATTTAGTGGTACTGGTTCTTCTGAAAGTTTACTTTGTCCAGTCTTTTGATACGGTAAAGTTTGCTTTTGAGAATTCCATACGATCAACAAGTTTCACTGCTTTGCCCACATGGTCAATTGCAACAAAGCCTTCAGGGTCCGTGACCCTATATCCGTCATCAGTTTTTATAAACGACGGCATTGTATTTAGTGACTGAAGTTTCCGCAGCACGACTGTTTTTGCCTGTGCCAAGTAGTATTGTGCAGAAAATAAATCATTCATTCCTTTTGAGATCGAATCGATAAATCGGGTTACAGTATTTCTTTCGGTTTCTAATTTTTTCTTTGCTGCATCGGTTTTGAGTTTTGCAATCCTCTGGTCAAACCGAGATGCAATAAACCCAGCCAACTCTTGGGCAGAGCCTCTGTCTTTTCCGACACGAACATTTGCATTTGTATAGATCTTTATCAAATCTTTCAGTGCCTTGTCTGATGTAATTTTATCAATCAGTCTTTTGTTTTTCGTTAGCACTCTTCGAACACCCGCCAAGTTTTTACGAATCTCTTCTGTTTCTTTTTTGGTAAATGTTGCACTACCGCTCACATCTTTATAATCAGCATCATCAAAATACACATTCTTTGATTTTCGTAAGCCAGATACATCTGCACCAAAGTTTGCCTTGAGGTCTGCAATTGTTTTGCCCTCATAAGTCGTGTGAAAAATAATGCCCATCTTTGCCGCTGCGATTCGACTACCAAGTTTACTATCCACAGGAACCGCATACGTAATCGTGTTTGGTGTGAAAGAGTACATGGATTGACCGTCAATCGTTTCGGTATTCACATCCTCCGAAGTAAACAACATATCACCCTGAATCACTCCAGTGATCCCAAGTTTTGAAAGATACTTCAATGCAACTTTTAGTTTTCCTGCAAGTCCCCCACCATGATTTGCGTCGATGTCTGCATCTGTATAATTGATCTTTGGTGTTTTATTGAAAAGAGACTTAGTGGCAACGAAAAATTTACCATTCTCTGGGTTGATCCCGGCAAAGACTGCTGGGGCCCCATCCCACTTGACAGTTACATTCATTTTTTTGTTTGAGTTACCTTGGAGCATAGTCACCAATGATTCAATAAAATTCATTGCCTCATTAGCCCCGGCAGAACCACGATTGAAAATCTCGTCCTCAAGATGTTCGAGGTGAAGATTTTTTTCTTCAACTAAAAAGTTGCTTAGAGTTTTCATTGTTTATCCTCTGTACTGGTCAATGAAAGATACAATGTCTCTGCCAAGTTCGACAAGAAGACGGAACCTCACGGTATAGCCTTCTCTTTTCTTGTCTGCATCATACCGGAAACGAATCGAAAACACAAGCATGTTGTTTGCGTATAGACCGATTGTCGGGTTTCCTGTTGGCATAACTTTCCATTCAACGTCGCCTGTTTTTGAAGTTTCCAAAAGCCCTCGTGAAAGTGCCTCAAAAGTTTTTTTATCGAATGAAAAACCACTCTTGATAATTTCAAGATCTTCTTCTCGTCCTCTTGCTGCAACCAACAAACCATTGGTAAGTGCCTTGATATTATTTTCTTTATTGAGCCAGTTTCCACCATACTTCTTTGAGATCTTTGTAAACACTGGACTCACCGCAGAAAAGATAATTTGCTTATCCTTTGCAATAATTGGATCTGTTCTACTTTGATATACACCAACAATATTGGCGACTGCCTTTTTCAAATCACCAAGCATACTATTGACATCCATGCCAAACGACTTGAATCCAAGTTGCATGTTCTTGACTGCATCGGAACCAGCAAACTGACCGACCTGCTTGACACCACCGTACTTGACGGAGAAACCAGCCTTTCGATTTTCTCGACCATTTACAAAAACATCTACATCAGATTTTGTTTTCATCTGTCCTGACGTTCCACCACAGACAACATCGACCACATCAGGCTTTCCGTTTGTGATGACATCATCAGACAGTTTTTTCAGTGTGCCGTTTTTGTTCACTGCTTCGATTGCAGTGGTCACAAGAGTTTGTACTTCTTTGGTTCGACGGACTGATGGATTGCTCAATGCCGACAATACTTCTGGAGGAAGACCAGTTCCGTCAAATTCAATGACATCAAGACCGTCACCCTCTTCGACTTCCCACGCACGATAGCCACCAAAATATTTCAACATAACATCCTCAACCGCATCTCTTGTTAGTGGTTGGGGTGTTCCGTCATCAAACCGATCAGTAAATCTGGCAACCATTGCTGCGGCGAGAACAAACTCGTAGGCATGACCTAGATTGAAAGTTACCTCTTCATTTAGATAGTTTCTGAAATTTTCGAATGGTAGGTCAATAGGTTCTTTCATTTATAATGTCTCCAAAGTTTAGTGTAATAGATTCGGTGAGGGTTGGCAATTTTGTTTTATCTAGTTTAGTATACAATTCATCGCCAAGTATCCTACCTGCTTCGATGTCACTAGGGAAATGAACCCCCAGAGCAATTCTAGATTCTGAATTTTTATTTGCAATATGATTGAATCGTGAAGATTTTTCTGGATAGTAATTGGACATTACTCGTGCAATCAAATGACCGACTGCGGTATGGTTGCTTGGATATCCCGGTGTATCAACTTCAATATGTGGTGTGAATTTGATACCATGATATTTTGCAATTTCTTTTGGTCGGGGTCGATTGTATGAATACTTCATGTTCAATGTCACAACGTCGGTGTCTTGCTTGATGAGATCGACAAGATCAATAATCTCAGTTCTGGCTTCAACTTCCTTCAATTCAGTTTTGAACATTTTCAAATAGTCTTTATCAATTTCTTTATACGCAGCCAAAATCTCGTTACGAAGAATTACTGCGTCCACCACTTCCATGAGTTCCATTTTCAATTCCATAGAAGATGGTTTCTCTGGTTTCAAAAGTTCAATATCTTTATAGCCTTTGAAAATACTCACAGGTCTTCGCATAATCAACAATTGCACTTGCGAGGGTTTGCCAGCAGTGGCTCATTGTTCATATAATTCTTGAAATCAATCATCGTAGAAATTCCTCAACAAGTTTCATATTCACCAGTACCCGAGTCCCCAGATCATGCCCTACAACGGGTGTCTCGCTCGTCAGAGAGGGAGTAACGCCTAAAGTGGCAAGGTAGTCTCCGAACATCCCCTGATCGTCAGAATCGATTCTACCGCCCTCAAACAGAGGATAAAAGTTTCCAATCAGATCCACCATACGGTCCCCCAGATCGTCTGTATCGCTCCACACGAAAACATAGCCCTCCCCCCTCCAAGGGTCTTCCTGAAGGTCTAGGAAGCCTTCTGAGGCGAGTGGGAGCCAGTAGTCTCGCAGGTCCAGAAGAGCCGCCATTTCTCGGGACGGATCATGCGGAATATCGTGGTTGGGGTTTCGATTTGCGTCATCTTCATGTTTGCCTGATCTAAAAGTTTCTTTTGACATAATCGGAAGATACGAAACATTTACATTCTTTGGTTTATTATTTTTTACATATTCGAGAAGACCAAACCAGCCAGCAGGTTCGTCACCCTGAAATGCAGAGGCGATCATCTTGTTCGGAAGATTTTTATTTTTGTTGAGCGGAACAAAAAAAGTATGACCATTTTTATCAACTCTTGCATGTGTCGTTTGCACAGCATCTTCAAAATCTTGAAGGTACTTTTCGACCGCATCAACTTCTTCGAAAAGATAAGATTTGAAATTCCGCATACTGTATTTAGTAGCGTCTTCTTCTACCACCCATGAGAATGCCCAAACCACCCAAGGCAACGGACGCAGGAGCAGGAACGGGAACCGTTTCTAAGTCCGGCATCAACGATTCAAATATCGTAGCAGTTCCATCACCTTGAAGAACTCCGGGGGACGTAGTATATTCGTCTGCCCAAGCGAGAATCCAAACCGTTGCTGTCTCTCCGGGGGCTAAAGAACTCGTAGTTGTATCGTCCGAAAAGCCCCAGTCCCATGAGAACAGACCTGTCTCGTAACCAAAATTTACATAGTCCGGGGCATTGTAAAAAGGATCTATTTGTTCTTGAATGGGTGTTTCTATAAAGTATCCCGGCATCACAAGAGAAGCGATTTCGGATGTGCTTTCCCCAACGTAGATGTCGAGGTCTTCGATGTTCAGCATTGACTCCCAACTGTTTTCAACAGTGATTGTCACCAGCATCGCACCTTCGGGAAGACCCACGACATCTTGTTGTTCGGGTTCAGTATAAACTGCGGAGGAAACAGTGGCAGAGAAGAATCCATCTTCATCCTGTGACCAAACTTCGTACTCCATAAACGCTGTTGGATCACCGGCAATATCGCCAAATGCAGCCGTAGTAATAAGTAACGCTAATGGTCTAATCATACAGAAACCCTTTTATAAAAGTTGTCCGAGGTGTTCGAACAAATTTATTTAGGAATTTGAATTTCCCCAAGCCGCAAGAATTTTCAGAATTGCATCGAACACATCGTCATATCTTTCTGCGTCATTCAGAACCATCAGTAAGTCTCCAAAATCAACTCTGTCGTCGTAGTTCAAGTCTTCCCAGATTGTGGACTGGGTAGCATCTCCGAAGTAACCGATGGTTTCGTAATAATTCCAGTGTGGCAAACCGTCATACTTGTTCAGGTTTACACCACCCTTGAATCTTACATTTCCCTTTGTGGTAAGTTGCATAAAAGGATTCTCACCGATCTTTGCATTTTGAGCATTTGAATTTACGACAACAATAAGTCTTGACAATGTAAAAATATCATTGTTTTCACCCAAGATCAGATTGTTGGTTTGGTTCAGTCGGTATGGAGTTGCGACACCGGCACAGGGGTAGTTGTCACCAAGACCGGGAACACCGACACAATCGGGAAGATCACCCATTGGAAAGTGTGAATCAAAATCCTGTCGTGGATCTTGTCCCAAGAAGTAGCGAAGCGGACCCGATGGCGTTTGCTCTGCGGTGGACCAAGTGTCTCCCCACGGAACATCGCTCGGGTGATTGTTCCAGAATCCTTCCTCGGAAGTTGTCACAAGAATAAACGGTGTTTGAGTTGCGATTCTCGCACCGAGTCCAGAGTAACCAGCATTCAGTGGCAAAATACAAGTCGGTGTTTCCGCATCAATAAAGAAACGATATGTGTTTCCGTATGGAGTCATACGACCCATATTTTGAATACGAAGTCCGGTGGTACAATCCTCACCCGGATCATTGTCATCACCAAGAGCAATAGCAGCAGATAAAATCAAATCAATCATTACAATTTCCCCATTCAGATAAAACTTTCAATACGGCAGAGAAGCCGTTATTTGTTTGTGGATGATACTT